TGTGCTCTCCATGCTTACGGGTCTTGTATATGGAGGAGGCAGAGGGAGCCCCCTACGCACTTAGGGCGAGTAGCTGTCACCAGCCCCCGCCCCTTGTGCTTACGCTGCTGTCCGAAGATCAACCACGTTTTCTGGACGTGGCGGCGATGCCTTGGGCTTGCGCTTGGCCTTGCGGCGGCGCTTTGCCTTGGGCTTCACCTCGCCTGGACGTGGCCCTGTGAGGCCAGCCCAGATGAGCAGCACCTCAGTTACCGACATGGCCGCTGCAAGCCACCACGAGGGCAGCTTGAGGGGCGCTTCGGCGACTGCTGCTGCCTGAGCTGTGCGGAGGTTGCGTTCGGCTGTCTGCCGCTCGCCCTCAAGGCGCACCGCAGTGGCCCTGATGCCTTCGCACGATGCTCCACACGTCTTCCAGCCCTTGGTCTTGTCGGCCTTGGCTTTCGCCGCGTCCGCTTCCACCTTGGCCTTCGCGAGGTCACCCTCAGCGCGGCTTGCCGCGGAGCGTAGCGCCCCACGTTCGGCCTCACCCACTGCCTTTGCTGTGTGCATCCGCTCCACCACTGCGCCGCCGACTGTGACGGCACACATGAGGAACGCTACCCACAGCAGCAGCGACTTCACCCTCGCACCGTCCCGCCACTGCCACTCGGCAACTGACGGAAGGATGCCCGCAGCGATGCCGACCACAGGGGCCGCCACCACCACGTAGGAGATGGTGCCTTCGAGCGCCTTGGCGTATTCCCAAGCGCCGACTGCACCGAGGGCGGCGAGACCCACACCCATTGCTATGGACGTGGCCCGCCAAGCATTGCTATACGTGATCATGTCTATGTGCTCTCCAAGCTTGTAGACACTGCGGGCTGTCAACCCGCCGGAAGGGGCCTGGGGCTTACGCCCTGGGCTCCTAACGCCTTAAGGCGGGCATCCTCTCGGACCCCGCCTCTCGACGCTCACATATCGAACCACCAGATTTCCCTGCGGCCCTCGTACCGGACGTGGCTGCTGAAGCCCCACGCCACACCCTTCTCATCTCTGACCTCACGCCCCCGGCCATACCGCAGGCTCTCGATCACTCGGGCTGGTACTTGGTTGTCCGCCTGATCCACAACCACGCCTCGCAGCAGTGCGTCGTGGACTTCCTTCACGGTCGTGTAGGTCCGCATCACTCGCCCTCCTGCATCATCTTCGCCAGCGCCCTATCCGACACGCCAAGCGCATCGGCGACCGCCTCGTCCTCACTCTCGACCAGTGGCAAGTCATCCAGGGGCAACGCCGCCCGCAGATTGACTGCGCTGATTGCTGCTGCGCAGTCGTTGTCGGACACGTTCGTGTAGAACTGCATCGTGCTCTCCAGTGTGTTGTCGGTAACGCCTTAGGGCAGGCATCCTTGCGGACCCTGCCCCATGACGCTCAGTGCAGCGGGTAGGACACGTTCGGCACGTCCAGTGACCAGCAAGCACGGCAAGCGCCGCACTCGTTGCCCTGCTTGGATGCGGGGCAGATGTGGCCACTAGGGCATTCGCCCTTGCGGTGGACGGTCGAGGTGTTGACGTAGCCGGCGATGGGCTTGTCACCCACCATCGTCGCGGACACTCGCACCACCAAGTTGCTCGGCAGAGCGCCGTGTGCCTTGGTGTAGTCCCGCACCACCTTCGCCTCACGTGTCGGCAACCAGTGCCGCACACTCGGCGTCAGCTCGCAGGTCATTGCGATTGCTCGCAGCATGGCCACGCTGTCCAGGTCGCCGCTATCGAACCAACGGTGGAACGGTTGCCCGCTCTTATTGGCCGCCTTGGTGATCTGGAACGCCATCGCTCTCGCCCATTGCTCGGGGCTCTTAGCGATGAGTGCAGTGGCCTTGAGGTAGTTCGCCTCCCACCCCTCATTCACGCTCGGCCGCATCTTCTGGATGCGTCGGGCATAGCAAGCGGCGCAGGTTGAACCCGTCACTTGCGCCAGCTTCGAGCCGACGTTGCAGCGCAGGGCAGATGTGGCGAACGAAGACCCAGGCATCTTGCTATTGCGCAAGGATACCCGTCCGGCGACCTCAACGGCCGCCTTCAACGTGGAAGGTGTCACTGTGTGCTCTCCAAGCGAACTTCAGAGAGCCCGTCACGGCCCTCCTAATGACAAAGGGCGAGTACGCTCATCGCGCCCCGCCCAATGCCCTATGCCGCCATCGTCTCGCGCATCTCACTCACATCCACGCCGTGCTTCTCCAGCAGGTCGAGTGCTTGCTCAGGGATGCTCATCACACCGTCGTAGTCGACGAGTGTGCGCCTACCCTTGGCATCGAACTCGAACGTGAGCCCGATGTACTCGACCATTTCCAGGTCGGGTATCTCCCACTCGATGTCCCCGCCGTTGGAGCTATCTAAGTAAAGGATCATGGAGGACTTGGCTTGCTCGGCCACAGTGCGATGGCCCCACGAACCCTCCATGTGGATGGGCGAGTGGAACTCGATGCGGTCGATGATTGTGCTCATTGGTGTGTTCTCCAAGCGTTGCTTACACGCACTTAGGGTGGGCAGCCTCTCGGCCCCCACCCTTGTGCAGGTCAGTCGATGTCGAACGTGTCGGCGTAGTTAGCGCCGCCCCCGCTCATCCCAGGCTCATCCTCAGTGTCGCTCACGAACCTGCTCAGGATGGCCCAAGCGGCTATTATGAACGCTGCGACCAGGAGACAGATGAGTGGTCCTGCCATGTGCAATGCTCTCCAAGCATTTGAGTGCTGACTACTCGTCAGGCCGTGGGCATCACCCCACGACGACCGCTTGTATGGGCTCATGGGCCACTCACGGGATCAGGACGTGCACCTTAGGTGTGGGCTCGGTGGCCACTCACGGTGCCTGAACGTGTGCTTACGGTTTCGCTTGTGAGTGTGCAGCCCATGCGCCATGCCCAATGACCGTCAGATGCCCCTGAGGCCGGTACATGTGTGCTTGAGGTGCACACTCGGTGTGTGTGTGGATGGGGCGCAAAGTGCTCGTGAGGTGTGCTCACGTCCGCTGTACCATCCGGCTCGCGCATCCCCCGATCACTCGGGATCAAAGCGGTCACCTAGCGACTGTGCGTTTCCTGCCTGTGCTTCCCGATGTGTGAGCACCAGGAGCCGTGGGGCAGGTGGCCCGTCGTCGATGCCCCATTTATCGCAAATGTTGCCTCGAATGTCAAATCGGCCCAGATAGCCCTTTAGGGCTAGTCGAAAAACACTGGGGAGCACTGGCTCGGCCGACATCGGCAGCGATCACAGCGTTCAGGCGCGACTTAAGGGGTCTAGGAGATGAACTATCTAGTGTCTTCCCTTGATTTCTAAGGGTTTTCTTAGGCCGTGTGACACAGGCGTGTGACATGACGCGCGTTTTCTTAGTCGCGCGAGGGGGCACGGGGGGTATCGCGCGATCCTTACCTATCGAAGGGGACTTTGCACGACTACACCAACTATCCGGAACCTGCGTCAACGCAAGGACCGCTCTAGATCAAGCAGGAAGGCCGGTGAGAGGCCGCTCTGAGGTAGCCCCGCAAGGTGTGTTAGGGGGAACCTTAGAGCGGCTGTGGACGGCCTCTACGCGGCCTTACGGTCGCACTTACCCTTCCATCGCGAGAAATGGCCAGGGAAGGCGGCCACGGCCTCACGGACGCCTGGGAGGATGACCGTACCCCAGTCCCGCTCAGCCCAGCGGAGACGGCGTTCTACGGTCGCCATGGTGGTGGGGAAGGCGTAGGCTCGCCACTTCTTGCCCTGCCGGCGGTAGAAGACCCATTGCAGTTCGTCGTCGGTGGCGAGGATGACCCTCTCCCCGACCGAGTACATCGGGCGGTCAACCTTGGAGGGCCACGGGGCGCCCTCTAAGTCCAGGGGTAGTTCAGTCCTGATGGCCGTCAATCGATCTCCTCTTCTCTGTCGCTGGTGATGGGGAACCCTAAAGGCGCCCCCTTCTCTGCGTAGATCGGCTCGCCATCGGGGAAGACGAGGCCGGTGTCAACGAACTGAGGCTGGTCATCGTAGACCACGATGCCGCTGTAGTCGGTGTTTGGATCATCCTCTTCGGTCTCTGTGGTCCAGAGGCGCTGAGGCTTAGGACGGCGCGGGGCAGGCCCGTACCGGGTACGACCACCCATGAAGGGTAGACCTCCAAGTGTATTAGGGTTGGGGCTCAGGCTGACGGCGCAGCCGTGGGGCTGAGGATGACGACCTACATGGACGGAGGCGTCCCTGAGGTTCAAATCACCATCAGCCCCTCTTGAAATTCATCATCAGGTGCCTACGTAAGATCTTACTATTATAATAGGTAGGATGTTACGTAGGATGTTAGCTAGGTTGTCTTAGAGAGATGGTGATGATGAGTATGTTAGCTGACACTATAGCTAAACCTCACTCCATCTAATGTACCCTTCTCCCACCCTTTAAGGTGCTGCTAGCGAAGTCCCTTCCTGTGCTGGTCTGTCCGCCCATAGCGTGCTGCATGAACTTCGCCAGCTCAGCGTCGAGCTTCGCCTCCTGGTGCTCCACAGCGGCCCTGTTGATGTCTCGGGCTGCCTGGGCGACCCAGTAGCCTACGGCCATAGCCAAGGCGTCGAGCCTGTCGTCCTGTGCCAAGGCACCTTTCTGTCGGACCATGCGGCTCATCTGGTAGAACAGGCGGTAGTAGGGTGCACGGTCGCCGTCCCTCTTGAGGACGCTCTCGTAGTCGTGCTGGATCACTGAGGGGCACACAACGAGCCTATGCTGGTTGAGCACTGGCTCCAGGGTGTCCACGATCCTCTGCTCCTTCGCCACCGTCGACCAATCAGCGTCTTCGACGCCCACTGGGTAGTAGCGCTGGGCTGCCGACTTGAGCAGCTCAGTGAACATGCCGCCGCCGTAGTTGGGCTCGGCGATGATGAGGGGGACGTGGTGCTTCTTCGCGACCTCTAAGAGGCCCTTCATGGTGGTCTCGTCGTAGCCGCCCATGAAGCCGCCAGCGGCCACCAGGAACAGCCGGCCGTGGAGGACCTTCACGACAGCGTAGGAGGTCTCGTCTTTGCCACGACCGGAGGGGTCAACGGCCATGATGGTGCCCTCGTACTCCTTGAGTTCGGGGGACCACCACATCGGGCGGTAGTACTTGTCACCATGAAGGCCCACGATGGGGATGGAACTGTCCCATACGAGGTCGGGAGAGCTGGCCCAGGCGAAGTCGATAGGTGCTCGAAAGGGGTCGAGGGGCTGAATGATCAGGTCGGACAGCTTCAATGGGAACTTCTCAGCATCGGACAGGCTCGTGTCGAGCTGGAACTGGAGGGCGAAGCCGCTCCTGCCGTAGGACAGCTCACGCTCTGTGAGGTCCTCGTGCGTGAAGCGCAGCGGGTCGGTGGGGTGACCAACGATCTGGGGCTCCTTCGCCAGCCTGTTGGCGATGAAGGGCGCGAGACGGTGGCCGTAGCGCTCCAACTGCTTGGGATAGCGGCTTGGCCAGATGCGGATGACGTAGCCACGGGTCGACAGCTCGCCGTAGATCGACTGCTCGGTCTGGGGCGTACCCAGGTAGCAGATGCGGGAGGTCGGCAGCGGCTTGAGCATGGCGTCGAACTCCTTGATCAGCTCAAGGAGGCGGTCGCGCTTGCCCTGTGTGTCGGAGTTGTGCGGGACTTCGATGTCGTCGGGGACGATCACGTCGGAACGGCCGCCGGTGAGCTGGCCGGTGATGCCCAGAGAGGACACCGAAGGCTGCTTGTCGGCGCGGGCAGGGCCAACGTCGAACTCCGTCATCGACTGGCGCTGATTGTGTCGCGGCTTGAGGTGCGACAGCAGCGGCATCTCGTTGATGAGCTGGAGACAGAAGGTAGTGAACTGGTTTGCGCGTGGCGCTGAGGCGGACACAACGGTGATCTTGAGCTGCGGGTCGCAGTAGAGCAGCCAGCAGACGAAGGCCACGGTGATCCAGCTCTTGCCGACACCGCGAAAGGCTTCGATGACGAGACGCTTCGGGCCGAACTGTAGGAAGTCGGCAATGTCGTACTGGAGAGGCGTAGGGTCGGGGAGACCCAAGTGCTTCCAAACGAGGAACAGGAAGTTGGCGAAGCGGGCCTTGAGAGGGTCCACAGCGGGTAAGGCCGTGGACCCTTTCAGGCGTTGGGTTAGCTCAACCACGTAGGCCGGCGAGCATCCCTAGAAACACGAAGGCGACGACGCCCACAGTGTAGGCGAGGAGGCCGAGCGCTTGGCTATCGCTCATGATCTCCATCACGCCTCCTCCGACTTCACGCACCGCGTCTCGAAGACGTGGAGCTGGATGCCGTGAGCCTCGATTGCCTTCATCGTCTCGGCAACCTGGGCGCACTGCGCCTGCTCGAAGGGGATGTTTGCTTGATACCAGTTGCAGTCCACGGGTCCGCTGGCGCCTACGAGGCAGGCCAGCACTTGGAGGACGTACAAAGGTCAGGGAGCCGGGTTCGAGGCGTTGAACGTCGCGATGGCGAGGAAGAGCTGCGCCAGGACGGACGTGCTCGTCACCGCAGTCACCGCCGGGCCGGTCGTCGGCCAAGCAGAGGCAGCCGTAACGGCAGCCGTGTAGTGCGTGGTGAAGGTGGCGTTGGTCGTGGCGACGGTGAAGGCGCCAGCAACAGCGGCCATCGCCGCCGAGAAGCTGCGGAGCGTCGGGGTGCCGCCGGAGACGACAGCCCAGGCGTACCAGCCGGGCTCCAGGCGATGTTGGACGTTCGCCATCACAACGCCCGTGGCGTCGGTAGCGATCTGGCCGCAGTCCTTCACCAGCTCGCCGAGGGCGCGGGTGACGGGGTTCCACTTGTAGACCGCGAGCTTGACCACCTGCGAAGCCGCAGCGGTCGTGACGATGGCACCGACGCTCGTGAGAGCCAGTGTACGGTCGAGGTAGAACGGCGTGATGATGGCCGTGTTGGCCGTGAGCGCCTGCGTAGCGGTCGCCGTGGGGATCACGGAAGGGATGGCATAGGTGGAAGCGGGGAGGTTAGCCCACTGCTCGACGGGCTGGACGCGCGTCGGGGCAACCGCAGCGAATGCTGTGCTCAATGTTGTGTCTCCTGTTCGTTAAGGACGCCTTCCGCCGTAGCGAACGGGAGGCTGTTGGCGAGGCCGTCGAGGGGGCTGTCCGGGGTACGGATAGCTTCGATGCCTTGGTCTTTGAGGAACTGTCGGGCGACCGATAGGTCAGCCGCCGTGGCAGTGCCGTCATCTATGCGTTTCTTGAGGGCCGCCGCGAGAGCCTCATGGAGTTCGTTGAGGCTGCCCTCGGAGGCGGGTGAAGATTTGGTCAAGATATTCCCAGGTACTTTGAAGCAAACGCCGAGACGGCCCCAGCAACAGTGCCGAGGACGCCGACCACCGCCTTCTGCTGGTCGGCCCCATTCTCCAGCTTAGCTATGCGCTCAGTGAGGGCCTCGCGATCGGCATCGGAACGGTTTGAGCGCTCCAGGAGGAGGTCAACCTTGCCTTCGAGGCGGCCGATCGCGCGTTGGATGTCGTCAGTCATCACGAGCCTCCGCCGCCGCCACTGCCGGGATCGGGCCAAGCCACGCGGTTCACGGTGATTGTGAGGGTGCTGCCGGCGACATTCACGTCAATGGAGTTGATGTAGTTCCCCCACGGTCCAGTCGAGCCTGTGTAGTTGCGGACGACGGTCGTGATGCCCGGCGCGTAGCCGGTGATGTCCCCCGTCGAGTGCGTATGGGACACGTTCGCCTTCCCTGCGAGGGCAGTGGAGAGGCCGGAGATGTCGGCCGTGCTATGGCTGTGGCTCGACGCCGCCTTGCCGTCGAGGGCCTCCTGGAGCCCGTCCACGTCGGCGATACCGTGCTCGTGCTCAGTATCGGCTTTCGTGGCAATACCCGCCGTGAGGGCGTTGAGGGACGCTTCGAGGGACGTGACGGAGCTGATCGGCTGAGTGCCTGTGTGGTTCGCCCTGGCGAAGGGACTGGCGTTGATGTTGGTCGGGTCGTAGGTGGCCTTGGTCATGTCACCAGTGCCGTCGCCGTCGTTTCCCGGAGGCCCTGAAGGACCGGCGGGGATAGAGGCAATCAGGGCGAGAGCCGCCACGGCAGCGTCAACGGCCTCCTCGGCGATGTAGAGGGCCTGCCTCGCGGCGTCGTTGAGGTCGCCGCCTAGGATGGCGCCACCTGCATCGGACCACGTGACGAGAGGGTCCTTTTGTGTCTCGCGATAGACGCGGACGTTGTTGGTTCCCGCAGGCGGTGCGGGGACGATCCTGACGGTGCCAGTCGCGGGGAGCGTGCGGGGCGTGACTACGCCATCGACTTTGACCTTGACGTGGGCGCCTCGAAGGATCGGGAAGGAGTAGATGAAGTCTGTGGTTGTGCCGTCGCCGTCGTACTCGACGAAGGTGGCGGTCATGCCGCTCGCGCCACCGCCCACTCAGCGTCAAGCTGCTCGCGGGTTGTGACGGTCCCTGCGGCTATCTTCGCGGCCACGGTCATGGCGTCGGCGAATACCTTCTGGACGTAGTTGGTGATGATACCCACGGCAGCGTCGAGCTGCTCAAGGGTCACTGAGGCGTAGACGGAGCTGGAGAACGCGACAGCGATGGGGGACTGGAGGGTCCCGTCACGCATCTTGTCTGCGGCGTCCTTGAGGGCACTGCGGCGTTCTCGATCGGTCGGCAGGGTGAGCTGCCCCCAGGCAGTGCCCGCCCTCTCTGCCACCCAGCGGTGGTGTGCGAGGGCGTTCAAGAGGTCGTTAGGGGTCACTGAGGGGGCCTGGGGGGGCTCGTCTGGCTGGGTAGAGATGCCCCGCTCGGAAAGCTCGCCTGGGGTAGCGCAGCCCAACCAGTTACCTGGATAGGAGATGTCGTCGAGCCGAAAGGCCGTACCGTCCGCGAGGAGGCGGCCATCAGGCAGGGAGTACATGGGCATGAGGGCCTCTTAGCTTGGTCGGATGGCGATGGTGGCGGAGACGCGATCGAACAGCTCACCACCTGAGTAAGAGAATGTGGCGGGGTTCTCGCTGGAAGCGGTCAGCAGTCGCCGAAGCGAGCGGATGACAACAACGTCGCTGTGGCCGGCTCCGGTCAGCGCGTCCGTGTAGGATGTAGGGTTAGCGGTGATGCTGCCCTCGCCAAGGAGAGCAACCACAGCGAGCCACAGCGTAGCTGCTGAGCCCCAGGCTGGTGACAGGTTGGGCGGGTCCGTACTTGAGCCGTTGACGGCCACGTCCACATCCCCGTGCGCCCCAGTGATCCGATAGGTCGTGTAGCCCATCGAGAACATGGTTCCGGTGAACGTGACCGTGACAGCCGTCTCTCCGCCTGCAGCAACCTTAGACAGGACAATTAAGCCCACGATAGAGTTCGCTTGGTGAGCCTCAAGGACCCAGCCCGATGGCGGGGTGCCGGAGAAGTCCGCGGTGTTGTTGTCGTAGAGGATGGTAACGAGCAGGAGGTCTCCAGAGGACGCGGTGCCCGATAAGGGAATGCTGGGTGTCAGCGAGCCCTCTTCCTCAAAACCTGAGGTGGTTCCGGCGACCGCCAGTCCACTACCCCCACCAGGGGGAGCGGCGGCCTTATTCATGAATGCAACGAGACCAGGGAGCGCCATTACTTCACGTCCAGCGCCGCGCTGATCTCGATAAACGTCGAGGTGCGGACCTTGTAGTGGAGCGCTGTGACTGCGCCTGCGGTGGCCGTGATGGTCGGAGCCGTACCGCCAGCGAACTTGTAGTTGGCGTGGAACGCGAGAGTGCGCGAACCCGTGCCGTCCTGGACGACGTAGATGGTCCCTGACTGGCCGACCTTGGTGTTTGAAGGTGCGCCGAGGGTGCGGTTGCCGCCGAGTGTGACTTGGGCGTTGATGAACGTCGCCATGTCCACGGCGATCGTCGAGGCGTCCGTGAGGGTCACGATATCGGCTGCGCCGTAGACGCCACCAGCGGTGAGCGCTTCGTTCGTAGCGGTGCCCGTGCGGAAGCCTGTAGCGTCCTCTGCGGGGACAGTGATGGTGCGGTTCGTTGAGAGGTCACCGCCACCTGTCGCGAGGCCGCCCGCGGAGATAGTGCGCGAGGTCGGCGCCTTTGCTGCGAGGTCGGTCGTGAGGTTGGTCACGTCGGACTGAGCGTGGGTGTGCGAGGACGCTGCCTTACCTGCAAGCGCAGTCGTCATCGTCGCCGCGAAGTTCGCATCATCGCCGAGTGCCGCGGCTAGCTCATCAAGAGTATCGAGAGCGCCAGGGGCGGAGTTGATGAGGGCCGATGTAGCTGCCTGGACGAAGGCAGTCGTAGCAATCTGGGTGGTGTTCGTACCGCCGGCAGCAGTTGGCGCGGTGGGAGTACCAGTTAGTGCTGGAGACGCCAGCGGCGCCTTCGCAGCGAGGTCTGTCGTGAGGTTCGTCACGCCCGACTGGGGAATGCCCGTTAGGTTCGTGCCCGTGCCCGAAGCAGGGGTGCCGAGTGCACCGCCGACGAAGTACGCGACGCCTGTCCCAACTTCATCAGTCAGAAGGGCGCGGAGGTTCGCCGACGACGGCGTAGCTGCGAACGTGTCGAAGCCTGAGGCGCGAGTTACGCCCGCCCAGGATGTCAGCGCGGACGCGAGCGGCTGATAGAGCGTGTCGAAGTAGGTCTTCAGCGTGGCCTTGATGTTGGCCCACGTGACCTTCTTGAGAGTGTTCGAGGCTGCGCTGTCGATGAGCGCTGTGGTGTCGGCGTCAACCGGCGTGGTCTTCGCCGACGCGCCGTGGATCGCTGTCTCTGTTACGTCACCGCTGCCGCCTGCGCCTTCGCTGTCCGCCTGCCACGTTGCGTCACCATCGGCGTTGCTGGCCTTCTTGAGGACTTGACCAGTCGTGCCGCCCGTGGGGACGTGGATGCCGTGGCTCGTAGCGGCCTTGCCCGAGAGGAGCGTGTCCACTTCACTCTCGGTGTAGTACCTGCTGTCGTGGTTGTGCGAGATGGGCGCGTAAGCGCTGTCGTGATTGTGCCCTAGAGCCGAGTACGCGCCGTCATGGTTGTGCGACGTGCTGGCCTTACCGGCGAGCGCAGTTGTCACGTCAGAGGCGTTCGCCTTCGCCGCAAGGGCGCTGACGAGGCCAGTGATGTCGGACTGAGGATGCGTGTGGGGGCCACCTCCGCCACCTTCACCGCCGGCTGCCGCGATCTCCTTCGCCTCTTCGGCGATGTCACGCGCTTCCTTAGCGATGTAGATGGGCTGGAGGACAGCTTTGTTGAGGTCAGTGCCTAGGATGCCTGAGGCGGCAGGGTAGGTGACCAGAGGGTCGGCTGGAGTGTGCCGAAAGACGCGGACATTGCCCGTCCCCGCAGCCGGAGCTGGGGAGATACGGGCGATGCCTGCGGAGGGAACTGTGAATGTAACCTCCTCTCCGTCCACTGACGCGAACACGTGCTCGGCCTTGAGCCGGGAGAAGGGAAAGGCAAAGTCGGTCGTGGAGCCGTCGCCGTCGTGGACGACGAAGCTCGGGATTTCGGTCATGGTGGAGAGGAGGTTCCTTTAGCGTCCCTTACGCGTCTCCGGGGGAGCGCGTTCGGGGAGGTCGTGGATGAGGTAGGACAGCGCGGAGCTGATCGGCATCAAGTTCTGGAACGGCAGCATCCCGAATGCAGCGCGGACTTCTGCCTGCGAAGGCGAGCGCCCACCGGTCACCGAGTTGACCATCCCGCCCATGCCCTTTGCGGAGCTGTCGAGGAAGGACACTGCTGGTGATCCAAAGATGGACGACGCTTGGCCAGTGGAGCGAGCATTGAACATGCCCGGCTGGCCCACGAAGGCGAGCCCTGTATCGACGCCCATGGGGATGATGCTGGACCACCCCGAGCGCTCGAAGCCCGCCTTGCCGAGTTCCCACGGCGTCATCTTCTCTTCGAGGAAGCGTTCCTTGTCGGAGCGCGACGCTGCGATGAGCTGGAGCTGTGCGCCGCGGACGGCAGCGGCCCAGGCTGTGGACCACAGGAACGTCATCGCCGCGCGAGCATCGCCCATGTGCACGTTGTACTGGAGCTGGTTGGCCCAGGCCGTGAATGGGAAGCCGCGGAACTGGAAGATGGTCTGAGCGATAGGGTTGCTCATCCAGAATGCAGCCGAGCCTTCATCGCCCGACTGGATGAACTTGTGCGCCGAGCGCCATAGGGAGTTCTCAAGCCACGCTCGGGCCTCTAGGTCGTCCCAATTCTGGACGTTGAGGCGGTTCAAGCGGCGGCCGAAGAATGCACCTTCGGTGGTGTCGGCGTGGGTCTTCATCTGGTCGAGGATGCGCGTGAGGCGTGCTTCGTCGATGTCGAGCTGTGCGAGCCTTCGGAGGTCACCACGAGAGAGGCCCTTACCGGACTGGATGCGCTCCGCCATGTTGGCGATGCGCTGGGCCATGCCGGCGGCCACCATGCGCTGCTGTTGCTGCGCGATGACGGACATGCCTGAGGCTTCGTAGGTGGCCCGCTCGGCGAGCCTACCGACGTGGAGAGCCCGCTCAAGGCGCGGCTTCTGCGCGACTGCGAATGGCAGCTCGCCCACCTCGTCGAGGTTATGGAAGTGGAGGCCGTGCAAACGCTCAGCACCAATGCCCATCACCTCCAGCTCGTCGAAGAGCTGACTGCGAAGGCGCGTGTCGCCGGCAGCGTCGATCACTCGACGGAAGCCTGGGATGTGCGCGAAGGCTGCACGGACGCCGAGGGCGCCCACTGCGGTGCCTGTCTCGCCGAGCTGAGCTACGCCCACTTGGCCCATGAGGCGCGTGGACATATAGGCTCGGATGAGGCGCATCCACTGTGCGGGCTGCGTCATCTGCGCGGGATCAGGGACACCCTTGATGCGATCGTAGGCGAACTGGAGGCGCTCTACGACGGTCTTTGCGCTGTCGTGCTGGCCCCTGTCGATGCCCCAACGCTGCACCATGTCGAGGATGTTCGTCCACTCAGCATCGGTGTTGATGCCGTTGACGAGCATCGTGCCGTCATGGTGTGCGATGCGAACTCGACCAAGTGCCACGCGACCGGCTGCTCGCCGTGCGTAGTGCGTCACGAGGTTGTTGACGTTGCTGTCGATGAGGTCGGCGAATGCGAGGTCCGCGGTCTCGCCGAACTTGTTCACGATGCCGCGCTCGACATAGGTCTCGTCGAGGAGCACGCGACGCTTGAGGTTCGGCATCTGTCCGGCTTCCGTGCGCTCGCCCTCGAAGAGGCGGTTCACGATGGCGTCGGCTTCATCGTCGGTGAGGCGAGCCTCTTGCATGATGAGCCGGCGGAACCTCTCCGCGTCACGCTCACCGAGCGCCAGCGACCACTCATCGCCCAGACCAACGGCCCGGTTGTGAATGTTGCGGACGTAGCCCTGAGCGAGCTTCGCGAGGACCGCTTCGTCGATCTCAGGCTGCGCCGAACGGATCGCGTTGGCGACCATCTTGGTCACGCCTGTTTGGCCGAAGTCGTCGATAGCTCCGCGCACCTTCGCGTGGTCGAACTTGCGCCATAAGTAGTTGGCGTCCTCAGGCGTCAGCTCGGCCCCTGAAATGGGACGGCCGGTGAGCCCTTCGCGGCGCAGAGGGTTCTTGAGGTCCTCTAGGATTTCAGCCTGGACGGCGGCGACCTTGTTACCGAGGCGCTCGACGGCGGGGTGATACTCGCCGGGTTCACGATCGCGGTTGCGGACGTAGCGGCCGACTTCCTCGAAGAACTCGTGCTCACGGGTCCAGCGAGCGGTGGGGGAGAGACGGAGGTCATCTGCCCACTCTTGGAACGCTGGACGCGCCGTGCGGTCGTACTCGCTCATCCACACTGCGAGGATGCGGCGGTAGTCCTGATCGGCGGAGAACGGGTTGAGAGAGTGGCCAGCCTTGCCAACACTATCGTTGAGCAGCGCGGCGCCCACGAGGCGGCCTGGAGCATTCTCGGAGTGTCCGATCATGCCGGCGCGATCGAAGCGCCAGAAGCCGCCAGCACGGGGCGTGGCGTCGTCCTGGATCGACTTCCAATCCATGTCCTGGAGGAAGTCTTCGGAGGTCGCTGTGTTGCGCTGGGCGCCGACGCTCTCTTCGCGACGCGCGGCCATGAAGGCAGCGTCGTTGAGGTCGCCGGCCATCGGACGTTGGGCAATCACGCCGTTGTCGATGTCGTCGAAGATGTCACGGACGGTGCGGAAGCCGCGGATGCCTAGGGCGTCACGGATAGCGCGGAGGACGTTGATCACCTTGTCGAGGATCGTATCAGCCACGGCGTCGCCGGTCGCATTGCCTGCGAGACGATCAGCCAGGGCGTGAGCCACAGCTTCCTCGTCGAGGGCCTCGGCACTCTCGCCAGCGTAGCGCTTGTCAATACCGTACTTCTCGCGAGCGCCGGACTTCTTCGCCCAGGCAGAGAGCTTGTTCCACTCCTTGTCGGTGAGGAGGCCAGTCTGCCGGAGAGCGTGCGTCGTCTCGTGGTATGCGATGTTGAGCGGGTTGTCCGCGTTCATCGCTACGAAGACTGTACGGTCCCGATAGTAGCCGTCGAGGTAGCCTGTGCGGTCGTCGTCGAGGACCTTCTTGACCTCGCGCGGGAGGATGCGGTTTAGCACGTCCTCAATCTCCGCACGGACTGCGGGCTTTGAGACGACGTTGAGGGTGCTCTTCGCTGCGAACATGCGGGCAAGGTTGTCGTGCTCAAGGGCCTCGGGCGGGAGACTGTCGATGGTCTTCTGGTAGCGCCGCGCCAGCTCCGGGTTGTCCTTGATGGTCTCGTAGTCCTGGAGGATGCGCTTCGGGCTCAGCATGTCGCCGGAGCCGGGCTTCTTCGGGTCTTCGCGGTAGAACTCGCGGACCCACGGAAGGCGCTTCGACCACATCGGGAAGCTGTCCTTGGAGAGCTTGCCGTCAGGTAGCCACGGGGCGCCGTGCTTGGCGGCAACGAGCATCCCGCCATGAGCGGCCGGGGAGTGCTGATACTCGGGTTCGATCTTCGACCACGTGACTAGACGGCGCCCGTCTTGGGTGCCAATCTCCAGCTCGCCGATCTGCTTGTCGCCCTTCCACACGGAGTAGAAGGTCTCGTTGCCGTCGTCGCTCTCCTTCATGTAGCGGATGCCACGGAAGGTGTAGCCGGCGGGTTCCTCTCCGAGCTTGCCGGGGAGCGGCTTGGCTTCGGCGAGGGCTGCGGCGCCGTCTTTGTTGGTCCAGCTCGTGAGACGCTCAATGACCTCGTGCTTGTCGTGCGCCGCGACGCGCTCAATCCAGGTATCCCGGATTTGCTTGAGGGCCTCGCCCTTGTTCTTCGACTTCCACTTGAAGGTCCCGTTCGTGGGCCTGTTACGGTAGTCGTTGAGGAGGGCGTCGATGTCCTTCTTCGGCAGCTTGCCGATCTTCGCGAGGGCAGCGTCGAACTGAGCCTGGGCCGTGTGGTCCTCAGGGATCGCGAACAGCTCGTCGGCGGGGCCTGTGCCGGTCACCTGGGCGCGGGGAGCATCTGGTGCGGCTGCAATGGGCTGTAGCTCCTCCGCAGGGGCCGCCTGAGCGCTCTTCGAGCCCGGCAGTCCAGGGATGCGGGAGCGGGCCTCAGCGAGCGTCTCCAGGTTGCTGGCGACTGTCTTCGAGCCGTTCTGTACGACCTTGTAGGGGCCGGTGGCGTCATCGCCGATGGAGACAATACGGTACTCGTCGCCGTCGAAGGTGACGAACTCCGCGATGTTCTTCGGGTTCTTCTTGAGCGCTGGGGAGAGTTCAATCTCCGCGGTCGCCGTCTCGTCGTCGATCTGCTGTACCTTCGCCGCTGCTTCCTCAGGCTTGCGCGATGCAAGGCCGGGCTGCGTCGTCGGGTCGGCAGGCTTGGGCGCCTTAGGGGTCGGCACCAGGGCATCGACGGCTTGCTTCACGGTCCCTTCGGGGAGCGCTTCGGCGAGTGGCGTTTCCTTGATCGCTGCCTCGGCGGCGTCGCCGATGGTGGGCTCGTGAGTGGCGGCCGGCTTCGGCTGTGGCCTAACTTCCAGTGGTGCGGGTTCGGCTACAGCCTTATCTGGGGCCTCTCTCGCGGCCACCTCAGCCCGCTTCACAGCAGCCTGGGGGACAGGTGCCGGCGGCGCTACAGGGGCCTGTGCGGCGACCTCAGCGGCCTGCTGGAGGTCTTCGCCCGCCTTGAGGATCACGCCAGCTTCACGAGCCAGCGCGGGGTTGCGACTGAGGGGGCCGAACGCTGCCCCCAGCGCGAGGCCCAGGCCGGTGGCCATGACGTATTCCGTCTGTGTGACGGGCATCCCCTGCTGATCCATGACGCCGACCGTGGCGAGGCCGCCGACACCGCCGCCCAGTGCATTCGCTGCAATCTGCCCACGACGGGTGAGCTGCGCGAGGCGAGCGGCCTTGATGGCGAGGGAGCCCGTGCCTATGCCGATGGCGAGGGACGCGGGGTCGAGGAACTGTGCGAGGAGGTTCGCGCCGGCAGCATCCCATCCAGCTTCCGCAATGCGGCGCTGGGCAGTGATGTGGCCTTGGGCGCGGCCGAGAAGCCAATCGAACTCTTTCTCGGAGCGGGCTCCTTCGAGGTCCGACCACATATCCTCCGGTAGGAGGTCCTGAGCCGCCTTGTAGCGCTCTTTGTAGCGGTCGAGGGTGAACGTAGGGTCGGGCTCGAAACGGGGCTTAGGGGTAAGCAGGGAGGCCGTGAGGGTCTCGCCTACGATGTCCCGTGCGGTGTCCGTCCAGGAGCGGCCATCGCGCTCGTTTGCGGAGCGGATGTTCGCCAGCTCTTGAGCGCGGGCTGTGGCGTCGAGGAGGGCCGGTGAGGGCACCTCCTCTGCCATTACGGGGTCAGTGAAGTTCCGCCCCGCCGCCACTTGCTCGACGGTCGGGGGTAGCACGTCGTCAGGTTTCGGGAAGTCTACCATTAGCGGCGGGGGTTCCTGTTAGGGATTAGCGTTGAATGACCGGCGTCATGTGGGATTGCGGAGAGCCTTCGCGAGGGTGATGCCCTCAACAGGGTCCTTGTGCGCGTTGATCTCGCCGTGCCCGTAGGTGCTGTAACGAGAGAAGCCGAAGGTGTCGTAGATGCTGTTAGCGAGGACGATGCCCGCGAAGAGCTGGGCCTTCGACACGTGTCCCTCAGTCGGCGCGTGGAGTGAGACGCCAATGGCGTTGGAGTTGTTCACTCCGATCTTCGTGTTCGGCTTGATGTGATTGGTCCGCTTCGACAGCGGCGCCGTCTGCACGATCAGCCCATCTGGAGAGATGACGAAGTGATAGCCAAACTGCCCGCCGCGCTCTTTGTCCACGCGAAGGGTGTAGTTCACGAGGTTCTCGAAGGGTGCCGAGGTGCCCGTGTAGTGCGTGATGAGGAACTGGAAGTCCTCGGCGTTCTTCGTGGCGTCAATGCCGTAAGGCAGGGAGGGATCGCCCCGGTACTCAATGAAGAGACCGGGGACGTGAAGCATGTCGATGGTCAAGGGCTCCTTACTTGAGGCTAGGCATTACCGTGCTCTCCCACCACTTGCTGTGCTGGAGAGTTTCGTTGGGGCGACGGATGGAACCGAAGTAGGCGGCGAGGCCGGTGTTGTTCGGGCCGCGGATCACGCCAGCGCGTTCAAAGACGTGCTTCTGCGCGACTGCGATTAGTGCGTCGCCTACGCGTGACGGGTTGTTCACGTCATCCCAGGTTTTCAGCCCATACTCACCGATATTGAACTGGCCTGGGCCGAAGGACTTCTCGGTAGGGATGGTGGTGGCGAAGCGCCGGAGTGAGCCGTCAGGGTTGCGCTGGGCAAGCCTGTGGCCGCTCTCCTGCTGGATCACCATGGAGAACAGTCGAGCCCACTCGCGCGGGGCGCCTGTCTTGATGCCAAACTGCTCGCCGTCCTTGGGGACGTAGCCGTTGAGGTGCGAGGCCGCGACCTTGGCCTCCATCGTCTTCTGGAAGGAGACGGGGTTGATGCGGCCGGCTGTGTCGGTCTCCACATTCGCGGGAGCCGCAGGAGCGGTGCCGTTGCGGACAGCAGCCGGCACGTCAGTGGCATCCGAGGGGAAGCTCTCGCGGCTGATCTGTGGGCCTGTTGCTGCCTGCATCTTTTCCTGGAAAGAGCCCTTCGGCGGAGGCACCCACTCCACCATCGCCGTCTCGTCACGAGCCGTCCACACGGGGACTAGCGCGGACTGAGACTGCTGTTGAGGTGCGGAGGTGCCACCGAAGAGGGAACTGAGAAAGTCGTTGAACGGGTTCATTCGGGAAGTGGTCCGTAGCCGAAGAGTTTACGGAGGAGGTTGTCGGGCTTGTACGGGGCCATCGACTTGCGGTCCTGCATCCGACGCTCCATAGCCTTCACACCCTCAGCCTTCTCACGATCGACGCCAGCCTTGCGGGCTGCTTGGATGTCCGCGGAGCTGATGTAGTTCACTTCGAGGCCACCTTGACCGTTCGGCGTTGTGACAGGTCCGCCATCCCACTTCACGACCGCATACTTGCCAGCGCCGGCCGCAGGGACGATGGACAGGTGTGTCCCGTCCTTGATGCCCAGCTCCTTGAACCGTGCGGCGTTCTTCGCGAACACTGCGTCGAGGAGCGGCTGGACGTGCTTCTCGTCTCCGGGCTGAATGCCGGGGTCGAACACGATGCGGTTGTTGACGTAGGCGCTGCGCGTCTTGATGCGTTCGATGGTCCGCTCAATGGCGGTGTCAGCGTCCACACCTTCGACCCTCGCGAGGGTCTCGGCAGTGCTCTCAAGGATTTCCTTCACGGTGCCCTGATTGGCGATGCCGCCGGCAAACGGCCAGCGCGACATATCCACCTTGGCCACCTTGTCTCGGATCGTGGTGAGGCGCCCTTGGACAATCTGGGGGTCCTTCGCGGCATGTGCCGACGAGTAAGCCCTCACGGTCGCCTCAGCGGCAGCCCTAGGGTCGTAGCCGAGGAAGCGCGTGAGGTTCCTGTAGGTCTCGAAGAACTTGCCAGCGTCGCCTTTGACGAGCGTCTGTGCGTAGGCCCAGTTGCGGTCTGCGATCTTGCTGTAGAAGGTCGCCATCTCCTGCACCTTAGCGAGCTGCTCGGGTGCGCCGGGCGTCGTGACGTTGGTGTTGAGGATGCCGGCGAAGGTGTCGTTGAGGAGCCGCTCGTACTCCGGGTGCTTGATGCCGTTGTTCATCAGCGGGACGAACTCGGCCTCGAAGTTGGGCTTGCCACCGTTGGCGAGGCGGGTCTTCTCGATCCAGGCACGGACAGCATCTTCGCGCCGCTCGGAAGCGGGGAAGCTGATCTCCTGGGCGGCGTCTACAGGGTTCTTCTCCTTGTGATCGGTGATCGTGGAGAAGGTCCCGTCCTGTCGCTCAAGCGCGGCCATGTCGGCTGCGAGGACTTGCGTCTTGCGCGTATCCTTCTCTGCCGTCACCATCGTCTTGAGCGCCGTGGACTTGATCGAAGCCACCTTGTCGGCGTGGCGATAGATGCCGCTGAGGGCACCGATGTCCGTCTCGCCGTCGAGGCCCTTGCGCCGCTCGTCGAGGAGGGCGAAGGCGTGAGCCGCGTAGCGCGGGTCCTTCGCGAAGCCTTCGAGTGACTGGAGCGTCAGCTCATCCATCTTCCCGTAGGAGAGGTCGAGCGAGCCCTTCTTGGCGCGGGGGCCGATAGCGCCGTAGAGCTGTCGGAGGCCGGCGGTGATCTGCTCGGGCGAGGCTTGGTTCTCGACGCCCCGCTTGATGAGGCCGTTGATCTCCTGGAAGCCCTTGTCCTCAAGGAGCCGGGTGTTGACCTCGCCGGCAATCTTCTGGTGCTCGCCGAGGAGTGCCCCGCGGAGCGCAGAGAGGTTGCGACCGAACGCCACCATAGACCGCGCGTCGCGGCCATTGATGCGCTCGACGTAGGGCGCGGCTTTCTCGCGGACGTACTTGTCCACGTCCCAGACTTCGGAGCCGAACGGGATGCGGCCGGCTTGGCGCTCAGCGTCGATCTCGGAGGCGAGACGATTGGCCTCTAGGCCGCCGTAGTGCTGGACGACCACCTGATCGTAGATTAGGTCCGTCTTCATCGGCAGCTTGCCGGCGCGGATAGCGTCGAGCTGCTCGGTGGACGATGTGCCTGCCTTCCACTTCTCAAACTCTGCGAGCTGTTGGTCGGTGAGGGCCTTCTTCTGCTCAGCCGCCTGAGAGGCGTGGAGACGGCCAAGGCCGGATGCGAATGCGCCTAAGCCGCGCTCAAGGGCCTTGAGGCTCTCGTCTTCTACGGGCGGCGCTGGGCGGTGATAGATGTCCGACTTGAGAGGCCCCGGCTGGATACGATCGGGGGCCTCAAGGTCGCGGACTTGTACTCGTTGCTTGGCCATGCTTACGCCGTCTTAGCGAAGGCGCCAGCGGCACCGCCAATGGCCTGGAAGACGTAGCCGAGCGGGTTCGGTGCAGCGGCCTTACGAACGCTGTCGATGCGGCCAACGGTCTGATGGTAGGTTGCGTCCATCTCATCCTCAATGTGAGCCTGCTTGAAGCCCCAGTTGGTCTGGATGGCCTGCGCCTGTCGGCCCTGCTGGGCGAGGAGGTCGCCTTCGAGGGCGTCGACTGAGAGACCAGTGACGCCACTCTCGCCTGCGGATGTGGCGGCAGTGGCGCGGGTCTTCATGGCAGTGATCTGCTTCTCGAAGAGTTCGGCTGAGGCAGCCTCACGCTCCTGTACGGCGCGATTACCGAGGGCCGCGTACTTGTCGTTAGCGGCAGCGACGGCGTTTAGTCGGTTCTGTTCGTGGTACGCATTCTGGGCCTTCGCTTGTTGAGACGCAGCCGCGAAACCGACCGCCGCTTGCCCAATGGAGGCAATGGCCATGATGGCCGGTAGTGCGGCAACACACATAATTAGGGGGCTCTTTCTAAGTAGGAGGCAGCTCTGCGCAGTCGGTCGGGCGCGTCTTGAAAGCTACCAAGGGCGGTATTGCAACGGCGGCAAAGAAGGCCGCGAACCTCTCCGGAGGAGTGGCAGTGATCTATGTGGGGAGTTCCCGTGAAGGGCTCCAAGCAGATGGCGCAACCTCCGCCTTGAGAGGCTAGTAGGGCTGCGTACTGTTCTGGGTTGAGTTCATACTTCCGAAGACGGTCAACGTGTTTCTTGACGACGACCTTTTCCGGGTTGGCCTCCCGCCAGCGGCGGCGCGTGTCGGCTATCCGCGCGGGGTTTGCTTTTCGCCACTGTCTTTGGCTCTCTGCGAGCTGCTCTCGGTTCTTCCGGCGGTACTCTTTAAGGTACGCTGCATGGTAGGCTTTTCTTACGGACGGGTCCTTATGAGGCATTCAGTCTGAAAGAGGCGAACTCTAAGAAGGGGCGTGACTGAGCGCCGAAACACTCGACACGCTGGAGGATTTTGAAGCCCATGTATTTGAGCCAGCGGATGTGACGCGTATTGCGCTCGTCGATGTAGTTCCCCAGCAGCTCATAACGCTCGTGGAATTGGTCGAGCAGCTCCTTCGACCGCACTACGAACTCGACGGGATACTGGTAGAGGACGGGTGTCGAGAGGAGCCATATAGTGCCCGCTCCGGGGCAGCACTCCACCGGATCGACCCCGTACAGAATTTCCGCACGGTCGTTACTCTCAACCCCCGCCGCCCACACCTCGCGTCCCTCCTGAATGAACAGGGGGAGCACGAGGCGGGGGTCCAAGTTGCACGCCGCGAGAACTTCGTCTCGGTCGGCATCACGGAGGTTCGCTGCAACGTACTGCGCGTCCTCCATAGACGCTCGGCGTACAAACGTGGGGGTCATTTAGAGGTCCTTGCTGTTTGGTCCCGAGCGGGATCATTTTGTGAAGAACGGTGCCGTTCCGTGAAGAATGGTCCCGTGCGGGATCAAAGCTCCTTGCTGTGTGGGTTCCAGGTGCCTGTCCACTTCGCGCCAGTGAAGGCGCAGGGGAGCCAGGTATCGTTCACGAGGTCGATCATCACTCGATCGTTGCGGGACATGATGGGGACGGAGATGTGCCCGTCCTTCAACACGACAGTGCCAGTCATGTTCGCAGGGTCGCCGACTGTGCGGCCGGTGTAGTGGTACGTCCGCGTTGGGCGGCCGGCAGCAGTCACCTCCACTCGGAAGTAGCCAGTGCCTGCGAAGGCTATGGACAGGTGGAGCACCTGCGTCCTGCCATCGGTGGCGGCCTGTTGTGATTGACGGTCGCGCACGAACAGCGTCGAGAGGCGATGTCTGCTCTCGTAGGGGACACCGAAGTGCACCGGCTGGTCCGTGAGGTCGCGATCGAACACCACTGTCGGGCCGACGATCGACATAGGCACAAGCTCCACGCCAGCGGGAAGGTCGCCAGGAGCGGTAACAGCTACGAGGCCCTCAGGGGCGTCGAAGGGGAGCGTGAAGGTAGTCGTGCCAGTTTCGAGGTCGTACACGCCGTCGTCGAGCGTGAGCATACGGTCAAGGTACGTGACGAAGTGGACGCCTGCGTCCTTCGCCTTGCGCTCGGCGTTGATCGTCTCCAGGTAGACCATGGAGCCGCGCCGGACCAACATACGAATGAGGCCGCGGTCGAAGGTAGCGTTGACGATCTGATCGACGCCTGGGAACGTCCAGCGGCACCAAGCCGACTGGAGCTTCTCCTGTCCATTCCAGTGGAACGAATAGCAGTACATGGCGCCAGGGTCGCCGTCAGTCGTGATGCCCACGAAGTTGATGGTCGGGTTCGCGATGATGTGACGGAGGCCGGAGGGGATGTAGGACGGGGCGTGAGAGGTCACGTCGTCGTAGTCCGCAGTCTCAAGGGCTTTGTCGAGGTAATACTCAACTAGGCTCGCCCAGTCGCCCTTCTCGACCACATAGTAGATCGTGCCGCCGACGCCGATGGGCCGGATGATCGGATGGCTCTCAAGCTCAGTGATGGGGTCCGCTGTGACGGACTTCGGTGTGAGCAGCTCCTTGCCCGTGAGGACGAACTGCGTCTCGTCGGACCACAGCACAAGCTCCTTCTGGTACGGCACCGCATGGCGCAGCAGCGAGACCTTGATGTGGCTCGCTGAGATGTCGATGGGGTCCGTGTCGAGGAGCGCCGTCATCGTCGTGCGGTAGAAGTTGAAGAACTTCCCGCTCTCCGATAGCACGAGGTTCTCGCGCGTCAGGAAGCCGAAGCGGTTCTTGTGGAAGAGGAGGTCTTCGATCGTCTGCCCGACGAACGACGGGTCCGGGTTCTTTTCCAGGTTGCCGCACTTGCGTGCATCCCAAGTGGCCGGCCCGAAGGTGAACGTGCCGTCTGCCTCTCGGCGGAGCTGATGGGGCATCGTGGCGGCGTTGAGGCCGAGTGTGGTGGCCGGCGCAATGCACTCACGCCACACGCCCATAGTGTTCACATCGGCGTCCTTCTGGAACTCAACCCAGTAGTTGTCGAAGCTGTTGGAGGCGTCTCCGACAACCTGCACGACATAGCCATCGGGACCGTATAGGGGCAGGTCGGCGAACTTCTGCACGACGTTCTTCACGTCCTTGAAGCCGCGCCCTGCGTACCCGTCTTGGACATTCAGTGTGAAGTCGTCGTCGGCGTTACGGAGATAGAGCGTCGAGTGGTAGAGCCCCAGGCCCCACGGCGTCGTGTCGTAGTTGTTGTCGGCCTTGGCTTTCAGAAACAGGCCGTCACCACCGCTGTGCGTCCAGTAGCCGCTAGCCACGCTTCCCGACAACCCCGGCGCAGAGCCGCTGGCGAGCATGTGCCAAAGGTAGTTGGCGAGGACGTTGGTATCGGTCCACGTCGTGTTCCACGGTGATGTACCGTCAGGGATTGTTATGGCCGCCCGCTCTACGCCATCGATGATGACGATGAGCGACTTGCCGTAGTTGCCCTGTAGGACGTGCATGAGGGCTTCGTAGGGCCGCGCTGGGGACGTGGTAGCGCCGGCAGCGACTACGCGCTTCTTGTTCGTGATGAAGGTGTGGTCCGCCACAGTGAGAGCGCGAAGCTCATCCTTGGCGTTCGTGAGGCCGGCGAGATAGGCCGCGCCGCTGTTGACCACAGTCTTCTCATCGCCTGCGAAGTCCCACACCTTGAGCGTGCCATCGGTGTAGACGGCAACAAGGTACTTCTCATCCTGATCGCGCAGGATGAAGTGGGTGAACGCGTCCTCGGGGAGGTTCGCGATGATGGCTTCGTGGTTCGTTCGGGGGCGCTTGGTGTTGCCGTCTACGACGGTCGGGTAGTAGTTGTCGGACAGCTCCGCCTGCGAAGGTAGCCGCATTGCAGGAGCTTGCTGAGATACGCCGTTGATGAGGTTCGGGACCGAGCCCGACGCCTCAGGCATCAGGGCCGCCCATTCTTGAGCGTGGTGAGGAGAGCGTTGTTGGTGAGGGCGTTGTAGTTGCCGACCTCGGCCTCGACATTCATCCAGTCGGCCTTCGCTCGCAGCTCATCATCGACGCTGATCTGATGGACCACGCGGTCGGCGCCCATGCGGTTCTGGAACCTGCGGGCCGCGGCGACATAGACGTAGTGGCGGAGAGCCTCGGGCAGCTCGTCAAACTGGAGCGCTACTACGAGGTCCGCGGTGACTGCGGCGGTGAAGACGTAGCTGTGCGTCGTCGTGCTGTAGAGGCGCTTGCCGCGCTGGACGACTGTGCGGTCTTCGATCTGGAGGAAGCTGAGGGTGTTCTCAGGGAGCCAGATGATGCCGTTCACATCGGGCGACAAAATCATGGCCTTCTCTGTGTTGAAGGTGAAGCCTTTGGTCTGCTCCGCGCGAGAGACGCTGCGGAGGAGGTTCTGGGCAAGCTCGGCGTCCACGAAGGAGGCTTCGACTTGCGTTACCGGGGCCTCGCCGATTGACGCCAGACAAGCGTTGACCGCCTCCAGCTCCGTGGTTGGAGTAAGGATTTCTGTGGGCATAGATGGGGGAAGCTCAGGGGTGAATGAAAAAAGGGGCCGCCGGTTAAGGCGACCCCCAGAGGTGCGAAACGGAAGAGGTGGTTCCTCTATCGTCTTAGCAGGATTAGTCAGCTCACGCGTCAGCGATCTCGATGGAGCAGCGACGGTCGAGCGTGTCGGTGCCGACCGCGAGCTTCGCTACGAAGAACGTGCCCTGACGGCGGATTTCCCACTCGCTCTCAAGCGAGATGTCCATGAGCTGCACGGTGCCGACCGCCCAACGATTGCCGACGATGCCGACAGTCTTCGAGTAGTCCGCGCGGTACTTGCTGTGGATGGAGCTGTCCGCCGAGAGGTTCGTCGAGGGAACCTCGTTGGTCTTGATGAGCGTGATGCCGGCGACCGTGCCGATGGTGCCGCTGTCGATGCGTGCCGTACCCGCGTAGTCCTTGTTCAGGAGCTTCTCGCGCTGGCAGAGCATGTAGTAGTAGGCCGGCTTGAAGAAGGCGTTCCGATCGGCCGGAGCGACGTTCTTCTCGTCAAGCGTCTGCGCCGCCGTCCAGATGGCCGCTTCGATGCGGGAGCTGTCGGTGGGCATGTCGGCGTGGGTGATCTGCGAACCACCTGCGCGGCCGGTCAGCTCCGAGGAACCACGGGCCGCCTGGATATACATGCGGGCGACGTTGCGGTCGTACTGACGCGCAAGCTCACGACCCATTTCGGTCGCGTAGGGGCCACGCACGTCATAGTGGTTCATCTTCTCATCGACGTTATCGAGGAAGATCGGCGCAACGAGCAGGCCGTCGACCGTGATGGTCTTCTCTGCGTGGTTGACCGTCTGGCCGTCGATGAAGTTACCGGGCGTGTGGTAGCTCGACGTGACCGAGCCGATCATCGGGAACTGGGCCGACTTGCCGCCGCTGATCTGGCGGACGAAGTGGCGCTCCTTGAAGACAGTCGCCTGGGCGAACTCGGTGAGGATTTCACCGCCGAACTGCTTAAGGAGGAGGGCGTCTACTGCGCCGGCGCCGTTGATCTGGGCGATGCGGCTGACAGTGGAGTTAGTCATGGTATTGCATTCCTGGTGGGGGTTGGATATGCCAACCGCCTGTCACCGGGTCTCACGTGAGGTTATTCGCCGGTCGGCCCTCGCAAGGGCGGACAGTGCGAGCCAAAGGGAACCGTTGAAGGCTCAGTGTGGCCGCCGCCTTAAGAGGCAAGCGCGGCTCGTGAACCAGGAAGGGGAAATGAATGGTCGAGCTATGGGTGCTCTACATCGCCTTGCAGGGGAAGCCTGAGGAGATGCTCAACACGTTCCCGACCTCCAGACAGTGCGTGGAGGCGGGACGTGAGCACGTGTCAAAGCGGGCAGGCCAGAACTTCAGGTGCCAGGGGCACGTTGAAGTTTCCGACAAGCGTCCCGAAGACGCACGTAGTCGTTCGTCAACGAATTGAGCGCGGACCCCGGAGGGAGCTGCTTAAGCTCCTCCGAGGCTTTGCGTTGGGTGTCCTTGTCATACTGGACAAGGGGCGGACAAGCGTAGTGGAGAATGGGCTCAGACTGTCCCATCCCGCAACCTGCGAGCAGCGTCATCGTCAGGGCGACGCTCAGCCATAGTCTCAGCGATCTGCTTCGACGCACGAGCTTCCTCCTGTTTGAGAGCATCTGTCGCGATCTTGGTTGCTTCCTTCTTGATGCGGCGCTGTTCGGCCCACCGCATCAGCATCCGCAGAATGGGGAGTGCCGCGAGCAGCAGCCGTACAACGCCAGTCATCACGACTTCGCCTTCTTGGTGACGATGCCGGCGAGGAACTCAATGTACTTGTAGGCTTTGGCGACGGCCTCGTTGTCCTTCGGCGTCTCCGTCATGTTGACGATCGCGAGGGCAAGGGAGTGGGCAGCCATTACCAGCGTGACGCCCTCAGAGAGGAACGGGACGCTGTTGAGGATGTCGAAAATTTCCATCATGGATGGGTGTCCTTAGTTGGTAGCTGCGAGGCGCCGTGTGACTAGGGCGCGGAATGCAGCATCGGTTTTGTAGCGCGGGTCTTTCATGTCCCGCATCATCTCGGCGTTCGTGGCGTAGCCAGTCGTGCCGCCGGCAGCCTGGGCGCCTTCGAGGCGGGGAGCATCGCGACCATTAGCGGCCTCGTAACGGGACTTGAGGCCCTCGATCGCGAGCATCGTAGCGGCGCGATCTTTGCCTTCTACCGCCTTGTTGTAGGCAGCCTGCTCAGCCTCGGAGAAGTTGTTCGCGGCCCATGTGACCATGGCGTTGTACTGGTCTTCGCCGCCTGCGGTCTTGAGGAACATGGCGCGGTCATTCGCGACCATCGCCTTCTTGCCTTCGATGTAGTCGTTGACCATCTCGGCAACGTCGAGGTCTTTGAAGGCCGGCGACTTGGAGAGCGCTTCGGTGATGGCCTTGCGACCGTCCTCGCTCACGTCGCCTGTCGAGACGAACTCTTCTTGGTAGGGATTGAGGTCGATGCCTGCGGCTTCGGCTGCTGCCTTGGCCGCGTCGTCCTGCTTCTCGTCGGTGGTCTTCTCATCGCCTTCGGGTTTAACCTCGGGCTTCTCATCCCCCTCAGCATTCTCGTCAGGCGCCTCGGGCGCAATCGCTGACGGGTCTGCCGGGGGTGTTCCTTTGAGCGCGGCCAGCTCTTGCTTGGCCCGCGTCAATTCAGCTTGAGCTTCCTTGTACGCTTGTGCCTGCTTCTCAGGGCTCTCGAACTTCGGGTCGAGCCACTCAGGGCGGTTGGCGTCAGGCTCAGGTGCGGGGGCGTTCGGGCCAGTCTCAGGCGCAACGAACGTAACTCGATCAACCATTCAGTGGTGATGACCTTATGAGGTGAATTGGGGGTGACGCGTCACGCTGGCTTTGAACCAGCAACCACCCAGGGGTCGGGGGCTCTTCCAGTTGAGCTAGTGACGCGGTAGTTCCCCACGCTACTGTGACGAGCAGCGTGGGGATGCGCTTGAAGTCCTCGGAGAGGACCTGGAGAGCGGCTTAGAAAGTCTTGACGGTGAGACCGCTGACGGTCTTGTGCTCGCCAGTGTCGCCGAGCGGCACGGACGGGTCCGTCGAGACCGCACCTGCGGGGCCTTCAACGGCAACCGGAGCGGCCGGCGCTTCCGGCACGATCGGGCCGGCCGCTACGACGGAGTTCTCACTACCGGTGGCGACAGGGGCAGGCTCCACTGCGGGGGCAGCGGGGACAGGCTCAGCCATCGGCTCAGGGGCGGGAGCAGCGTCAACAACCGGAGCATCAGCTACCGGCTCATCTTTGGACTTGGCCATGGGTTATCCTTGTTCGGGTGGGGGAGGAGGCTGGGCCATGGCTGTCTGTGCCATACCGCCTGCTTGATTGATTGCGTTCGGGCCGAGCTTCTCCATCATCGCCATCATTTGTGCTTGCTGCTCAGCCTGCTCGACCTCTTCGGCCGTCTTGACGAGGCCGGTGGTGTCGATGTTGTAAGCAGCGGCCGATCGCTTGAGGTACTCCAGGCCATTGAGGTAGCGCATCGCTAGCTCGGCCCCGAGTGTGCCGATGATCTCCTTCGTGAACATCTGGAGATTGCGTTGATCGTGGCCACGTCCGATGGCAGCGAGGCCAGTGACGATCACGATGTTGGTGATCTTCGGAGGGAGCTTCTCGACCTTTACACGCTTCTCCATGCGGCGCTCTAGGAGGCGCACGACAGGGTGCTGGAACTCAGCAGAGATGAGCGTGTACATGCCGCCTAGGCCGTCATCCAGCTCGGTAGCCATGTAGCGGATTTCCTCGGCAGTCACACGTTCGCCGGAGCGCTGGATGGATGACTGGAGGAGGAACGCTTTAGCGAGGCGCGAGGCGATGACTTCGGCTTGGTCTTTGGCGACGCGGAGGTCCGCCTGCTTCTGTGCCTGGACGACAGTTACGTCATCAGCGCGGCCGGCACGAACGTCACCAGTCTTGCTGTCGGTGACAACCTTGAGCGTTGTGGTCCCGGCGGGGTTGACGAGGAAGATGATCTTCGCTGCGGCAGCACTGCCTTCGACAAGGGCCTCACAAAGGGCTTCGAGGCTGTCGAGGTCGCCGAGGAACTCCTCGACGTAGGAGCGACCGTAGTGCTCGCCGGGCTGCCACGCAATGCGCGGGAACACGTAGGCGAGGTCGTCCTTCTTGAACTTGGCGACGGTGCTCTCGATGCGGAGGCCGGCGGCTTCCTGGTAGACGATCCACATTCCCTCGCCCTGTTCGGCGTCGAGGTATCCGTGGGTGTACAGCTCCACCGGCTCGGGCTCTAAGGAGAGCGCCTTGCGCTGGGCGAACTGGTCGGTCTTCGCGACTTCCTCCTTCACCGCTTGGGGGAGTGCGGCGAAGTCCATCTTCTCCTGGATCACAAACTCCAGAAGATTGCCTGCGCCGTCACGTCGAACGACGTACTGGTCGAGGCGGAATAGTTGGGCCTTGGCGTCAGGCTGGGGAGGGATATAGGCGCCGATGTTGCCCGTAACGATGAGGTGCTGGAAAGCGACGTTGGCGAGGGGACGGAACTTGGAGGTGTCCAGCTCGGTAGTGGTGGCGCGTTCACGACGCGCGAGTAGCAATTCGATTTCGCCGCGGGCTTGGTCCGTCATCTTCTCCAGCACGAGGTCATCGACCTTGTAGTTGAAGAACGGGATCGACGGGAAAGCCGACATATACATTTTCGAGGCGAGGGTGCGAACACCCTGAGCGCCGAGTGATTGGTACGGCGTAGGCAGTTTGGAGGTAGCGGAGAAGCCCTGCGCTGGCATGATGGACGGGATCGTGAGCAACGCGCATTCGCGAGCGCGATTGAGGGCGCCGTTGCGATCCTGTTCCAGCTTCGTGTAACGCGAAGAGGCTTTAAGCTCCTCAGCGAGGGCGACGGTCTCTGCCATCAGCCCTGGGGAATGCTGAGCCCGGTGCCGGCGCTGGTTGTCTTAGGCTGCGCGGTCGGGGTGGGGGTAGCTTGCTCGACGGGGGCCTCCAGCTCGGGGACAGGGATTTCTGTCTCAGGCTTGAGAGGGGTCACCGGGCGGTCCTTCTTGGCGCCGCCACCGCTGCTAAAGCACATGGGCTCAGCTCGCGGTCGGGATGGTGAGCCCGGAGCCACCTGCGGGGCCTGAGGTGGCCTTGTCGATGCGGAGGGAGCTGCGGCCAGCGCGGGCTGCGGTGAGCAGGTTGCGGTCGCTCGCCGCGGTCTCGTTAAGGACGGGGGCTACCGGGGGCTCAGCGGGGGGGGCTGGTGCTGCGGCCGGCGGCTCAGACTTGGGGGTCTTACTTCCCATACACATAGGGGGAGGTCAGCCTTTTTGCTGTTGCTCCCAGGCGGTCTTGAGGTAGTCGAGAACCTGCTTGTGGCCCAACATCGTGTCGTAGACGCGGATGTCGTAGGCGGGGGCTAGGTGAACCTGGAAGATGCGGGAGAGGTGTTCAATAAGCTCAGCATCTATGTGTGGAACCCTATGAGGGGGAGTGCTGGGCTTAAGGTGTAACTTAATCTCCGGTTGTACCGGAGCCTCCCCACCACTTAAGGCGGGGAGACCACGGTTGAGGCGAACGCCGTTCACTCTGAGCCCTCAGCCTTCGTCACCGCCACCGGGACGGGCGGCGCGACGGGGCTTGGCGGAGAGACTGGAGCCGGCGGAGCAGCGAACTGCGGGCGAAACCTATCCGTCGCAGGGACGGGGGCCTCCGGGAGGTTCGGGAGCTTAACCGTGCCTGATATGGTCTGGCCATCGGCGGGGACCTTCTCCAGGAGCGGCTCTACACGGTAGGCCGCCATCGGCTTGCGGAGGATGTCCACCACGAGCTGCGAGTAGCCTGCGATATCAACCCAGCTATCGTCGTAGTTCGGGTCGCCGTTGAGGATGCGAGCCTGCTTGTGCCACTGGAGCTTGAGGCTCTCCTTCTGCGCGGCGGAGAGGCGCTGCCAGCCCGGCGTGTTGCGGGCTACGTCCTCGAACGCTTGCGAGATTTCGGCGTGGAGGGCGAAGTCTCCGTAGCGGGAGCCGCGTTCTGCGAGAGTGTCGGCGATGGTGTTGACCAAAGTATCGGGGTTCCTTGTTTGAAGTTATAGGTGTCTGCGGTGAGGATGCGTGCGACGTTGATCTGCACGTCCATGTCCTCGGCGGTGCGGCCGGCTTTCTCGTAGGCTTCCTGGACGCGCGTAGTCCAAAGGCTGCGGGGACACTCAAGGAGCTTCGCCGCCTTCACAGCGCCGATGCCAGGGCAGCCCGAGTAGTTGTCGGTACTGTCGCCTTCGAGGACTTGCTGCCAGAGGAACCTCTCGGCGTACTCATGCTGGACGCGGAAGACGCCCTCGTGGGGCGCTCTCGCGTTCATGTGCAGTCCAGGTATCTGCTGGAGGTCCTTGTCGGCGGAGACGATGATCTTCTCGCCGGGTATCAGTCGTCCGTGCGTGGCCAGTATTCCGAGTACGTCGTCGGCTTCAAGTCCTGGTTTGGTTCGACTGTCCCACTCGCCCTTGCTCCACTCCTTGAGGTCTCGGAGTACGAGTGGTGGGGCGTCCTTGCGGTTTCCCTTGTAGGTGGGGAGTAGGTCGTGCCTAAAATAGTGACGGGTAGGGCAGGAGTAGGCGAGGATGACGTTGGCGTCGGGTACTCCAGCGGCATCGGCAATGGTGGCAATGGCCCTGCCATACACATCCTTGGCCTCATTCAGGTCAGCGTGAGTGGTGTAGATATCGTCCGACCACCTAATTCCCCGTTGCACCGCTGCGGCTGCCTGGAAGGCTACGCCGTCAGCGTCGATCAGGAGAGTGGTCACGGGATGAAGACAGTCCCCACGCGGGTCCACGCCGCGATGAGGTAGGCAAGGATTAGTGCGTATCCGATGTAGCGCATTCGTCGTCTATGTCTTCCTCTTCCAGGTCAGCTATGGGCCACAGAATGCCGTACTTGCGCCGAAGAAAATCTCCCCACCACGCGAGGTCTTCTGCCGTCATTCGTCCTCCGAGTAGTCGATGGATGATAGAAGGTGCATTGCATCCTTGACGGACACGGCGAACCATTCAGTGTTGGGGATGCGAAACCCATCCAGTAGGCGATGGGCCTGTAGCTCGGCCCGGCTATACTCCGGCACCGCGAGCACAAACGCGATTGAGTACCCCCTGTAAGGGCATCCCACTTGATACGAAGTCAGGCGGTTGCTGGGGTTCTTGGCCTTCCCGATCTTGAGCAGTCCGGGGTAGTTCTTCAAATGCTGGACGGCATACAGGAAGCCCGGTTGATCCACGAAGTTATTAGCCCTCCTCTTGTGTTCACGTGCCAGCTCACGGGCGCGTTCAGCGTTCGTCGCCCGCCACCTCCGCCCGTGATGTTGGTTTGAGCATCGCCGACTACACCACCGTGCATCCGACCGTTTGTTGGTGGGGAGTGTCGCACCACATCCCCGGCACTCTTTAGTGTACGTCGGCCCAGGACTGGCCGTATTGCGCTTGCCCTGTGAGGGGGCAGGCAAAGCTGTAGTATCTTCCAGCGTCTTCTATCGCTTGCACGGCGGTTTGCCCGACCGTCTCCGCGATCTCCTTTCTGCATGTGATGACGAGTTCGTCGTGCACCCACGCGACGATCGCGTAGTCCTTGCCGAAGTGGAGCCCGAGGGCGTCCATGGCTTCCTTGAAGTTCACCATCCACCGCTTCGACTGGATCGCTCCAGCGCTTTGGAGAAGAGTGTTGAGGGCGGCGTTAGCGGCGCGAGGCCGTAGACGCCGACCGTCGAGGCCGGTGAAGTGACCGTACTTCTCGAACTTCCCTTGCACCGCCTTGATCATTGCGGCGAGCGCTGGGAGCCCTGCCATGAGACGCTTACGGGCACCTTTAGCTACCCCGATAGACTTCCCGAGGATCGCGGCGAGGTTCGCATCGCCGGAGCCATAGAGCAGGGCATACAGATAGACCTTACCCACGTCCCTCGTGCAGCCAATGAGCTTGGCATTGCGCGAGTGGATGTCGGTGCCATCTTCCTTCTTGCCGTTGAGGATGATATCAATATAAGCCCCACCATCCCATGCGGCCATGTAGCCACCCAGGTCACGAAGCTCGACGGCATCCATGTCCACACCAACCATCGCCCAGCCGTCGTCTGCCCTCCAACACTCGCGGCACTCCTTGCCGTAAGGTGAGTAGAGGCCTGGCACTTGCCCGACGTTGGGGTTACCGTGACTTGCTCTGCCAGTGTGTGTTCCGCCGGACATGATGCGTCCGTGGATGCGGCCTGTAGGCTTGAGGTGCCTGAGCCACGCTTCTCGGCCGTTGGCGATTTGGCCCAAGCGCTTCTCGACGACAAAGTATTCCCCGAGCAACTTAGCCTCCGGGTAGGGAAGCGATTGCAGGGTGTCGTCATCGACTGTTGGTGAGCCGTCCTTTCCGAAGGACTGGGGTTCCCAGCCAAGTTCGATGAGACGCTCGCCGACGTGCTGTCGCGAGGACGGCATGAACGGCACCGTCTTGCGCTTCGTGAAAGGGACGCCCTTCACATAGCCGCGCGACTTATTGTTCACGCGCGGTATGAAGACGGTTTCAACAACCTTAGGCGGGAAAGCCTTCTGTAACTCGTCGTCGAGTTCCAGCTTACGAGATGTGAGCTTCGCTACGAGCTTGATGGCCTTCCCTTCATCGAACCGAAAGCCGTGGCGTTGGATGTCCTCCACGATCTCAGCGACGCGGTGCTCTAGCTCGACACAATCCTTCCGAGGCGGAGGGTTTGGGTCTTCGAGCGGGACGCCCCACGACTGCGCTTCCTTCTCGATACGCTTCCACAGGGAGGTCGTGACGCGAACGTCCTGCTCCATGTAGTCGTGCATCTCTTGGGTCCAGGTGTCCCAGGGACCTTTGAAGTCCCCCTTGTAATTGCCTAGCCGGTAGCCCCAGCTCTCCAAGGAGTGCCTGCCGATGAGCTTCTTCGGGAAGCCACGCTTCACCAGCTCGAAGTCCCGCTCCTTGATGTGCGGCCACACGAGCCGTGTCAGCACGAGCGTGTCGCGCACGAGACCCTTGGGCTTGAACCAGGGGTAAATCTTCGTGAGCGCTGGGATGTCGAAGTTGATGACGTTGTGGCCGACGATGAGGTCGGCATCGGCGAGGAGGTGAAGCCCGTATTCAACGTCGGGGTACTCTTCGTGCCCTACGGCATAAGAGTGGTACTCCCCACTGTCGAGGTCGTAGATGCCTAGGCAGTGAACCTTCGTGAGGTCGGCAAGTAGGCCGTCAGTTTCACAGTCGAAGATTAGACGGCGTAGATTTCCTGCGATACCTTAGGTCCCTCCAATGCAATGGCTGTCTTGATCATCGAGAACGCGCCGAGCCAGTCGATCATGTCCTCGTCAGGGTCCCATGTAGCGAGGGCCTGCCGAACGGACGGCTTGTGGATCAGCATGGGCCAGGGCCTGTCGCCCTTAGGCATGAGGTCTCGCTTCTCCGACGCCACTGCCATCCAGTCGGCCACCTTCACAGCGGCCTGAATGCCTGGAGGCATCGGCCAGGACACGCCGAGGACGGCATAGAGTGCCTCGTCAGCGGCATCTGCGAGCCCGTCGTAGGACTGCCTAGCTACTGGCGAGAGCAGGTTCTTCACTGCCCAGTTGAGGTCGTTGACGACCGTTTCGTGGATGTCATGCACGAGGCCATAGAGCTGCACCTGCGGTGAGTAGCCGAGGTCGTCGAGGATGGTGGCGACGAACGTCGAGTGCCGGGCGACGCTGATCTGGTATTGCGAGTGTCCCGTGAAGCGATAAATCCGCGACAGTGCTCGGGCGATGTGGCGGGGTGTGGTGTTGGTGGGCGGGGTGCGAGAGCCGGGGACATAGTGGCCGTCGCCGTATTGCATCCAGTAGTCGCTAATGAGCGATCTCCTTTAGGAAGCGAGGCTGATGATCTGAGCCGCAGGCCGGGTGTTCATGCCCTTGCGAGCGAGGCTCATGTAGTGCTCTTCGATGCCGGGCTGCTGCTTCGCGAGGATTTCCTCCAGCAGCTCCGCCGTGGTCTTCTCGGGGAGGATGATCTGCTGAGGCTTAGCGAAGTGGCAGAGGTCGTCGAGGGTAACGATCTCCGACTTGCGGAGCTGTGGCTTGGCGTCGATGAGGTTGAAGTTCATCTCCACTCTGCCCATCATCTCCATGCGTATCTCACGGTGCATGGTCGAGACGTGGATCACGTGAGCAGCCGACTGGCCCGCAGCAAAGTCCCGCATGTACTGCCAGTCCACCTTATGCGTGATGGCCTGGATGCCCGCACCCTTGTGGGAGAGTGCGAGCTGCATGGTGCAGTCGCGCATGTCCTCATCGGCGGCGATCTGCCAGCCGTTACGCTGGAGGGTGTAGGTGTCACTCTCCCAGCCAGCGAAGAGAACCTTCACCGGCCGAGAGAGCATCGGGTCGTAGCGTGAGTGCACTACGAGGCCATCTCCAGCTTGAGTGCCTCGATGCGAACGTCGATGTTCTTGACCACCTGCTCGGCGGTGACGCGCTCGCGGAGGAGCTTCTTGATCTTCTCCTTGGCTTCCTTGTTGCGCTCAGCCTTGAGTTCGGCCTCGGCTTCCTGCCACGGTGACAGCGGTAGTGCAGTGACGGTCATGTCATCTCCTCTCTATGGTGATCTTCCAGGGGAACAGTCGGTGCCAGAGTGGGCGTCGAGTTCGCAAGACAGACTTGATTGCGTCCACCTGCTCTCGCCGGTCTTCCTCAGCCACCTCGGCGCGGGCTTGATCCAGTAGCTCGGGGTAGTTGTCCGGGTTCAGAACGGTGCCTCCTCTGTTTCGTCGGTGAACACTGCCTTCTGCTCCGCCTCCATCAGGAGGCCAGTCGTTTGGTCGTACTTCAACGGCACCTTCAAGCCGGTTGAGCGCCCCGTGTAACGGTCCTTCAACACCCTCAGCACAGTCAGCGCTTGGCCGTCCGGCTCGTCACTCTGCTGATCGCGCTCAAGGCCGATCATGAAGTGAGACCAGAAGCCGATCGCTCGGCTGCCTTTGAAGTGCCTGATGGTGACGCGACCACCTTCCTCGTGCGATGCCCCGTCAGGTGTCGTGAGGTGGCTGACAAACAGGAGCCAGATGTCCAGCTCCTTCACGAGCGAGCCGATCTCACGCGTGATGATCTCCAGCTCGGCGGCGACCTCAGATGCGGAGCCAGCGGCAAGCGCAGTGAGGTGGTCGAGGTAGAAGATGCGGATGCCGTGAGCGAGGTTGAGGTAGCGGATACGCTCCCTGATAACCTCCCAGTCGGTGGCCCCGAAGTTGTCGTAGAGGTGCAGCTTGTCGTTGTTCGCAAGGGCACCGACAGCGGCTTCAAGCTCCTCCTGCGTCCAACTGTCGTCGGGAACGTGGAACACCTTGCCGACCGTCTGGCCAGCTACGCGCTTCACAGTCTCCGCCGGCACTTGCTCCAGCGCGAATACAGCGACGCTGTGACCGTTGCCGAGGTCGGCGGCGATCTGCTGCGTCATTGCTGTGGTCTTGCCGATGCCCGTCCCCGCACCAAGGGCGACGGCCTCACCGTAGCGGCGGCCATACGTCTTGATGTTGAGCGAGGGCCAGCACCACGTTAGGTCCATCGTGGGCGGCTGGACGGCCTTCTCGTACACGTCGGAGACCTTGACGAGACCGTCCGGGCGATACGACTGGGCATCCCAGAACGCCTTCACCAACTCGCCTGAGCGCTTTGCGACCAACATCTCGTTGGCGTCCTTGAGAGGAAGGCGCATGACTTTGACGGTGCCCGGCTTGAACAGGCCGACGCATTCCTGCGTAGCTGCCTTGCCAGCCTCGTCATTGTCGAAGCATAGGATCACTTCATCAAAGCGAGCGAGCCATTCCAAGTTCTCGGCAAGGGCCTTCTTGGCTGAGCTTGCGCCGTTCGGAAGGGACACCACCTGCCACTTGTGGTCGAGCACCTGGGAGAGTGACATGGCGTCGATCTCGCCTTCGGTGATGCAGACACGCTTGCCGGTGTCCCGCCACAGCGAGCGGCCATAGAGCTGCCCTGTGACGTTGCCTAGGACGGAGAACTTCTTGTCCCTCGTGCGGACCTTCTGGCCAACGATGTTGTGCGTCTCGGGGTCGATGTACTGGGCAACTTGCCTGCCGCCTGATACGCCGTACCACCATTTCCTGCACGTTGCTTCGGTCAGGCCACGCGCTGGTAGGGCGATATACTCGATATTGTGCGGCTGGATGAGGTCGCCGGCCATCTTCCTCTTTGCTGTCTGGGGTTTCGCCTCGCCGTCCGCTTTCTCGTAGTAGCCGCAGCCCTGCGAGAAGCAGTGAGCGTGGCCGTCAGAGTAGCGGGCGAGGTTGTCGGCGGAGCCACACTTGGGGCACGGCTCCTTACCGACGAACTCACTGTCACTCACTGTGGAAAGCGTCCGTAGAGCACGGCCTGAAACAGCGCGATGCGGTGCTTCTTGTCGCGCAGGTTGAGAGCCTTCGCCAGTCGAGTGGCGTTGACGAAGCTGTGGTAGAAGTCTGCTTTGTCAGTCGCGATGAGATTTACGTTGCCCTTACGAAACGCCACAAAGCCGGTGATGTCGTAGTCGTGCTCGGCAGAAGTGCGGACATAACCGTCCTCCAGGAGCGTCTTCAACGTCCCGAACTTCGTGAGCACCACGTAGTCCTCGTCGGTGTCGAGTACCGGCGGATCACAGATAACCCGACTACCCGTGGCGTAGGCGAACTGGCCCACACGCCACAGGTAATTCATGGTGTCGCTCACGGAAGCGGCCTTGCGGGGTGCGTGTCAACCGACGCATCCATACTGCCGATTGGCCCATAGACGCCACCGCGAACACCGCAGCCACTCAGGGCTACAGCGGCGAGGAAGAACAGCGAGCCCAGTAGCATCGCCGTGTAGAAGCCCTTCTGGTAGGAACGGGTCATGCAGCCTCCGGGAGTTTGAAGTAGCGGACATACGTCTGGCCGGTGGGGTCCTTGCGCTTCACGCGCGAGAACTTGAGGCCCTTCGCTTCGAGGTCGTTGATGCGGCGGGAGAGCGAGCGGATGCGGTACATCGCCGACGCCTCAAGCGCAGAGATGTCAGGGCGAACACGGAAGTGGTCGCGGAGCATGTCGATCTGCCGCTTCGGGCCGACTGTAGGGAATGCCATGGGAGTTCTACTTCTCCTTTGTTGAGTGCTCAAAAGCGGTGAGGGGGATGTCGAAGGCCGCAGCAGCAGCCGCGATGCGCTTCGGACACGGGCGTTCTTTGAGCCATACCTTGGGGACCGTCTTGTCGGCGTAGGGGATACCAAGACGGTCGCAATAGATGCCGTAGGTCGTGCTCGACTTCCGCCCTATCGTGGATTTTGAGCTGCCGAAAAGCATCCTCAAGTCCAGATCGGGATGTTGTTCTTTGACGAGGCGTATCTTCTGCCTGTCGCTCGTCACCCAGTGCCCCTTGCTCTCGATGACAATCCCGTTTTTCAACACCCAATCTGGGGTGAAGCGGGCGACGCGAGCGGGAATGCTGTAACGGATGACGTACTTTTCGTAGTCGTAGGGTACTCCGGCAGCGTCTAACTGACGGGCCACGGAGACCTCAAGTCCCGACCTAAAGCCGATCGCTCGGGCCGCCTTGTAGCGGTCTTTACCGTAGGTAATGATGTCCTCAGGGGTTTCTAAGACGTGACCGTAAACGGCCAGATGGTACTTCTCATTTTGCCGCCGGTTGTACTTGTCCCGGTAGCGTGCCCTCGAACGGCGACAGCTCTCGCGAACAATCTCTGGAAAGCGTTCGCGCCGCACGCGGTCTTTGACACGTCCATTACACCGCCGAGAGCAATACTTAACTGGCCTCCCACCTCGACGGATACGGGAGGCGGGGATGTTCTCCCCGCACTCCTCGCACTGCTTCACGGGCTAGAAGTCCCCACTGCCGTCGTCTTCGGTGGTCTCCTCAGCACCATCCTCGGCCGGCGTGTCCGCAGCCTCAGTGTGCTCGTAGCCTTCCTCTTCCTCGAAGCCCATGCTGCTAGCGGTGCGCGCACCACCAGCCACAAGGTCGATGATCTGGGCGCCGACGAGCGGCAGGCGAAGGCCAGCAGCAGCGGTGCCAGGGATGAAGTACGGCACGGCCTCGAAGGCAACCTTTCCGACTGTGCCGCCCCAGATGTCGGGGAGCTTCCTCATCCGCTTGCCCTTGGCGTCGAAGATGTTCGGCTTGCGCGACCACTTCTTGTTGGTCTTCTTCGACACGCCTCTCGCCTTCATGGCGAACTTGAAGACGATCTCGCCTGTGGGCTCCTCGGTCTCTTTGTCGTAGACCTCAGTGAACAGCGGGTTCATCTGCGGACCCTTGATGCCCTTCTTCTCGAACGCCTTGCGAGTGTCGACTGCGAGGGCCTTGAACTCGTCTTCGGCGATTGCCCGAGCTTCCTCATAGAGCGGCGTCAGCTCCTTGATGAGCTGCTTGGCTTCCTTGCTCTCGGTCTTGAGTACGAGCTGCACGCTGTACTCGCCGTCAGGCTTGGGGAACTTGTCGTTGCCGAAGTCGGGCTCGGTCAGCCTCGGGTAGCGGAATGTCCCCTTTGGGGAGGTAAGCTGTGGTGGTTTCTTCCGTGCTTCGCTCAGTTGCGATCCTTAAAAGGTTAGGCAGCGTGACGACGCTCAAGCGCCGCCACGTCAATGCCGATGGAGAGGAGGTAGGTGGTCAGGTCAACGGGGAGCGGCTGGCCGCACTTCAAGAGAAGCACGGCTCGCCGGTAGAGGCGGTCACGCATCGACTGGCGTCATCGCGAGGTTGTCGAGGACGGCGGGAGACAGCTTGAACCACTTAGCGGTTTGGAACAGTCGCTTTTTGATTGTAACTCCACCTTCCGCCCAATACGCGGGTTCGTCATGCACCAACTGGAGTTCGCGGAGAAGTTCCCGCTCGTCGCGCATCCACGGAGGGAGAACATCACCATAGGCCATGAGTAGGCCGCTGAGGGTGTTGCCTTCCATCTTCACGTCGTAGACTTCATCGGGGATGAGGGCACCGACAGCGCAGCGAGTATTGCCGTGTCCACGGTACATGCAGAAGCCGTCCGGCCCTTCACGGTCGACGGCTCGCTTGCCCTGCTTGAACAGGTGCGTCGCAACCGTGTCGAAGATATCTTGGCGTTCCATGTCAGCCTCGTTTGATCTCGTAGCGGAGGTAGTCCCTCAGGGCACCGAAAGCGTCCTGCTTGTTCGCCGCTCCACGATCGAACGCGAGCAGGTTGGAGGCCGCAGCCATCACGTCCTGCGCGTTCGCTCGATGGTGTTCGGTGAAGAGGAGGAAGACGACCGCCATGCCAGCAGCCTGGATGTGTGGCGGTTCGTCCTGGAGTACCGTGAGGAGCTTGAAGGCAGCCGTTGCAACCGCCTTAGGAGGCGCGTTGACTAGGCCGTCGCGATTGATCACTGATGGCTCACCGCAATCAGGAAGCCACAATGACCAAGAGCGCTGTCACCTCGATCGCGTGGAGAACTAGAACTAGTTCGCTCATGCTGCTTGCTTGCCTTTCTTGGGTTTGAAGGGATTGGCCTTGCGGTACGCAGCCATGAAGGCCGAGTGAAACTTGCGCTTGTCGTCCTTGCTCATCGACCGGAAGTCGAAGTGCAGAACGCCGTCGGCGGTAGGGATTTGAGCGTCCCAGTGGGCGGCTCCCATGCGGATGATCGTCTGCTTCTGCATCTTCGGAACTCCGTCGAAAAAGGTTTGGGCTTAAGGTGTAACCTAATTGCTTGCGCCGGGTGGAACCTCCACTCAACGCAAGCATTCAGGCAAAAAAATACTCGGCCTCCAGCACCGCCGAGAGGTCGAGCTTGCCTGACTTGGGGACCGGGGGCAGCTTCGCCGCCTGCTCAGGAGTGAGCGTAGCGGCCACTGCATCCCGGAACTCTGTGAGTACGTCATGCTCCTCATACATCTTCACGAAGGCCATACGTAGGATGTTCGCGAGGGCGTCCGTGTCGGCGGCGTGGGTGCCGTAGCTGTCGTGGATCATGGCCCAGGACTTGATGCCCTGCGCCCTCCCCTCGGACAGCGTGAGCATCATGGCGCTCGCGTCGAGGGAGTGCACGAAGTTGGGGGCGATCGCTGATGCCTGCTTAGGGGCGTCGATCTTGTCCCCTTCGTCCAACGTCTGGAACACAACGATGGAGCCGCAGAACTTCGTCTTGATGCGGTTGTTCGCCAGCTCTCTGTAGTGCTGCGTCACCACGAAGCCTGAGGGCGTCGTCCAGCGCAGCCCTTGCCCCGCAGCAGTAGCCACGCGAGCGACCGCCTGGAGCCAGCTCATGGCCTCCCTAGCAGCAATCACAACGTCCCCTATAGACGCCCACACGAGCGACGCAAGGAACGCCTCGGCCTTCGGTAAGTGGTCCCCGAAGGGGTTCTCAGCGCCGGCATTGAGCCGCTCCCGCACGGAGGCGCGGACGTACTCGACACACGACTTGAAGGTGCCCCCGTAAGGCAGCACCATCACAGCCCGCTTCGTGGTCTTCCTGTCGATGCCGTAGGACAGCCAGCCGGCGGCCACCCACGCGTTCTCGTCAGCCAGCTCGGCGTGGTGCCTGAGGCGTTCGATGGTACGTTCGGCGACGCGTCCGTAGATGTCCTGCGGCTTGTCGCTCGGCACGAGGTTCACCGCAGCACCGCCGACCTCATCGCGCAGCATGGCGGAGAAGTGCTGGATACCGTTGCATGAGCCGTCGAGGGCGATCGGGAGGTGGGAGACGTAGCCGGCGGGGTTGGCGTGGCCCTCCCCGTAGTACATCTCCGCCCACTCGAAGCACCACGCGAGGAAGGACCACGGCTTGTCGGCCTCGGTCCACCAGAGGTTCCAGAGCGGGTCCTCCGCCACCTGCCGGGCCTGGACGGTGTGCTTGAACGCCCAGTCCTCGCGCTCCTCCAGGCTCACCTTGTCATTGCCGAACAGGTTCGCGCCGTGGACGCCGAGCCAGAACACGCCACGGCTCCCGAGAGGCTTGCCCTCGGCGAACTCCAGCAGGCCCCGGACCTCATCCGAGCCCTGCGGGTTGAGCGTCGTGGCCGCAGCGTAGGCCCTGCCCCGGAAGTCAAGCCTGTGCGGGAAGTAGATCGCCGGCTGCTCAAGGTTCTCCTCTGCGATGGAGAGCGCCCTATTGAACTCGAAGCGGTTCGACAGGCCCGCGGCGTTGCGCTCGTGGATGGCCCGCATCTGGGACCGCCACGCCTTGCGGTGCTCGCCGCCCTTCACGTCGTTGACGACCTCCTCAGGTGCCTCGGGGAGCACCTCAGGGTCCCGCGGCGGGAGGCAGCCGAGGGGCAGGTCGCGCTCCCAGGCTTCCTTCATCACCTCGTAGACCCTGTGGTTGATCCTCCAGGGCGTCTCCTGGAGGGCATTGAGGCCGGCGTAGACCGTGCTCAGGTCCGCAGCGTCGAGGGCCTCCACCTGCCCTGGAAAGGGCTTGGTGACGACGCTCATGGCCCGGATGAGGGGGCTGTAGTACGGCCCTGCGTCGGTCGTGGACCAGGGCTGCGGCGGGAGGAGCGTCGGGAGGTAGAGGGGCTTCGTGAGCGTGGCCGCCCGGTTGAACGACTTGAACCACTCCTCGATCCCCCCCTTGAGGCGGAGCTGGAGGTTCGTGTGGTTCCGGCCGAGCTTGACGTTGGTCACCTCCAGGAGGCCCGTGGTCTCGATGACCAGCTCCAGGAGCTTCGCCCCCAGGTTGATCTTCTCCGCCGTCGTCCAGCGCGGAGCCTTCACAACCCCAAAGTGGGTGTTGGCCAGTTCCACAGCCTTCGCCTGTCGCGAGGTGGACAGGCCCCGCGAGGTGGCGTTGCGGATCACCGCGCGGTAGAGGGCAGAGTTCTCCTCCTCGAATGCGTCGGCGATGATCTCCATCTCCAGCCGCGAGGCCAGCGACCGCGCCGTCGAGCTGAGGCCATAGCCTCGGATGGAACCAGCGAGGGCCATGCGGATAGCGACGAACGCCGCCAGCTCCTCGTCTACCCCGTCGAGCATCTTGGCCGCCGTGCTGCGGCGACCCGCCTTGCCCGTGAAGGCCGTCACCTTGAACGCCTTGATGGCCTCCGCGAGGGGCGCGATTGCCCGCCGTGCGAGGGCCACTCCAGCAGGCGTCTCGGCAGCGTCGCCCCGCGCCAATGCCTTGTCGATCTGCGCCTTGAGGCGGGCCTTGCCGCGCTCCTTCATCTGGCGCTCGCGTTCGATCTGCGCGTCGATGTTCGTCATAGAACCCCCATCTGTCACAGTGCTCTGTCACAGCGGGCCATCAGCCGGGAAACCGTTGCCAAACGGCACGGACTGATGATCCGCGTTGCGACCAACGGATTTCCGCTGGTTTTTCAGTCTATAAAGGGAAGGTTGCCATGTGGCAAGGTAGGAAAACTGGAACCTAAATCCAGTGCGTCTACCAATTCCGCCACGCCCGCAGCCCGCGCTTGGCGCTGCCGGGCGCGATGGCGCCGACATATATCCGGCCCTGTTGCCTGGGATCAACGCTTTCTTTGAAGGGGCTTGAAGCGGGTACTTGGGTTTGGGGCCGCATTCCTCAAGGAGCGACCACGAAAGCGACCCCGTTTTCGCTGAGCCAGGTGCCGGTGCGGCCGTCCACGCGCGGGTTGATGCTGCCATCGCCGCAGGCCCGGGCGCTCGGCCCGCTGATCCCGCGGGACACGACGCCTGCGAGCACCCAACCGCCGTCCGCCGCTTGGACGAAGACGCTGCCGCCGCTGTCGCCGCTGCAGGAATCCTGGCTCGTGAGGGGCGAGGAGGCGACAATCTCCAGGCCCGGATGACAACCATAGACCTTGCTGTCCTCGCCCTTGGGTGATGTCCCCTGGCAGGCAACCGAGGTGATGGGCACGTCGACCATGAACTTTCGGCCGATGGTGCCCTGCTCGGTCTTGCCATAGCCGACGATCCGGGCGGAATTCGCGGCGCTGATCACATCGCTCTTGCCGAACTTGGCCGGCGCCACAGTGACCTTGTCTCTCAGGCGCACGTATCCGACATCGCCTTGGGCGTGTTTCCCGCAGTCCATGAGTTTCTTCGAGCGTCCGATATCGACGGCATAGCGCCGCGACGCCGACGCGCCGACCGCCGTGCCGACAACGACATTCGTCGGCGTGCGATTGCAGAAGCAGTGGGCGGCCGTCAGCACCGTGTCCTCGTTGATCAAGGTGCCGCTGCAGATGCCGCGGTTGGTCGTCTCGACGGCGACGGACTCGGGAAACTGCGTCCCTGTTGGTACGCCCATCCATATGCGTTTGTTGTTCAGGAACTCGGCGCTGAAGTTCAGCTGTGTCCGCGGATCGAGCTCGATGGTCGTCGGCGTGCTCGAAGGTGATGCGCTCCGCGTGCCGCCCCCGGTCGGCAGGCTGCTCATCATCTCCAGGACATCGCGATAGGCGGGCAGGATCGCCGCGGGATCATTCTTATGTCGCTCCGCGACGGACGCGCGGATCTGCATATCCAGGCTCGGCTGCGCCACGGCCGCCGGGGCAAGCACGATCACACTCAATACGGCGAGCAGGATCCATCCCAT